TTGTAGTATGCGTCTCCACTATCTGCACCTTCTGGATATAATTCAATAGTTGCACTTGAGCCAACATCTAATGCTTCTTGACCATTGGTATCTGTTTCGTCCCAATGACATTCAATAGTTGCTGTAGCGTCACCTCGTAATGCAATATAAGATTTTTTTGAATCAGTTAAAGATGTATCTTCAACTGTGTCTTGTGTTTCGTTAAGAGTAAAACCTGTTACTTCAGCAACTGTTGCTGAGCCAACTTTTACTACTCCACTTGTTCCAACATGAGTTGCCATAATCTACTCCTCGTTTGTTTCTTCAGTTTCAACATCAACTTCAACTTTTTTTGCAGTTGATCTAGAAACTTTTTTATCAATTTTGAAACCATTTGCAAGATATTTATCTAGCTTATCGTCTGGTATCTCTATCTGGTCTTTTCCATCTGGAAAATATATTTTTATTCTTTTAGCCATTATGCTGTCCCCCTTACAAATTCATATAAAACTCTTACAACAATTCTTATACCACCATAAGGAAAAAGTACACCCTCATCAGTATTTGCTTCTATTACTTGAGTATTTAAAGCATTACCATTTCTTGTAATGTCAGCATCTAATGTTTCTTCAATAACTTCTATGAGTTGATTGCGTAGGGTATCTATGTTGGCTGTTGTACCTTTAACAAAGCCTACGATTAAGAAATCTATAGTTCCTTGTCGTTTTCCTGTACCTACATCTCCTAATGAAAGCATTTCTCTTGTTTCATCTCCTGTTTGCACATAAGCGGCTGGGAATTGAGCATTACTTAATTCTTCTGGTTCAAAAGGTTCTCTTTTAATTAGCTTTAGTTCAATAGGACTAGAAACAGCATCTAGTTTTGTAATTATATCTCCAGCAATACTTTCTCGTTTACTCATAATCTAATAGCCTTGTTAAATATCTCTCTTATCTTATCTTCATCTCTTCGTCCAATAGCAAAAAATGGTCTTTGTGGCATTTTACCATGTCCTGTATCATGGAATAATGTTGCTTTATTTCTTGTTGCTTTAAAAGTTAATGATCTAAACATTCTACCAGTATCAGTTAAATCTACGAATGATATTTGCCTTCCTCTTTTGGCTCTGTCTTTTTTTGCTGATTTTGAATAAGGTCTAAATCTACCTCCATCTGGCATTTGACCTTTTTGTGTCTTATCAGTTATTTGTTGAATACCAAAAGCTGACGCTTGGGCTAAACCTTTTTGAATATTACTTGGGATTTTTCTTTGTAAGGATTTAATATAATTAGTAACTTCTATTGTATTAGCTTTAACTTTTATATCTGCTACCATTACCTAGTAAGGCGTAATGTATGTATGGCTTCTTTTTCTGAAGCTGATACTGTTCCTCCTCCATCTTCATCATATTCCACACCATCTCTTAATATGGCTTGAAACTCTTCTGCATATCTTGATCTATAATAATCTATTTGTACTTGGAAACTATCTTTGCCTTCACCTGTATCTGGGTCACGCCATTTAGTAAGCTGGGGAAATATGTAATCTGCAAATGCTTTGTAACAAGTTGCTCTTCTCCATTGTGTTGCTGTGAGTTTAGAGTTTGTCATTTCTATTGAAGTAACTTTAGTTATATCTTTATAACGTACTGTGTGGCGGTATCTTTCCCACCATTCTTCTCTAATTTGTCTTAAAACATCATCTTCAGCGTGTTGAAGTTGCGTGTCCCATGAAGCAATACCATAAGCCGCTATATCTGGTTGGTATTCTTGCAAATGAGATAATGCTACACTAAAAACTGAAGTTGTCATTATCTACCACAAACACAGTTGCCATTACAATTACACATTTTTACCTCTTTTCTTTTTTTTAGGTGTACTCTTTTTTTCTTCACTATACAATTTAAAACCTCTGTACTCCCACATCTTTTGATTTTTTTCCCAATCTATTTCTGGTCTTTCTATTATCTTTGACCCTCTAACTAATTTTATCATCATTAACTCCTGTGATTGAAGAGTCTGCGATTACTTCAATTCCGTAAGAATCATGTAATTCGCCAACCCCATATACAGCCGTACCCACAATTTCATCGGCACGAAGAGAAGCATCTCTTTGAATTTCAATCTTAATGTCTTGCATCATTGCTAGACCTAAAGCGTCTTTGTGGAACATTCCGCCTTTGTAATCTCCAGCAGTTCCAGTATTTGACATATTACCTGTTTCAAATATTTTGATACCAGCAATCTGACCAATGAAACCATTTCTTAATGCTTCATTTGATAGATCAGTTGATAGACCAGCAAAAGTATTTGTTAATCCAGATTTTAAGTCATAAGCAATTTTAGGGTGCAATACACAATACGTTTCATCAACTGGCAGTCCAGCCGCTCTTAAAGTTGAAGCCGCATTAAATATAGTTGCTGGTGTTAAAGCCGCACTATCAGTTCCAACCGCAGTTGAAAAACCATCAAATAGAGCAAGTAAGTCTTGATCCATTTTTTTTGCGATACCTTCACCAAATAATCTACCAATATCAGCCGCAACATTTCTTGGTGCTGAATTTCTTGCTAGATCAGTTAAAGTAGTCATCACGCCTACTTCACTAGCTGTGATCGTAACTGAAGTTGGATTAACAGCCGTATTACTCAAATCAGTTGCTTCAGCAACAGCCGCCGCCGCAATAGCCGAATAAATCGGTACTTCTACAGATTTACCGCCACCAGCGATTGTATAATTTTTAACCAAATTTCTCATTATAGATTTCTCTTGAATGACAAATTGTGCTTCCGCTACTATCTCAGTATATAGTTCCGATAGCGTGGAACTTGTTGATTCATTAGCCATAGCTAACTCCTTTTAATATTAAGTTAAATTAATGACAGATGGCTTTCCATCTCTTTCCTTCTTATATTCAGCATAACGCTTTCTATCGTCTGGGTTTGTCATATCTAAATCCGCAATATTAAAAGGTTTTGCGTTTACCTTACCCACGTTAGCCACACTTCCACTCCCAGAAGGAGTTGCCGCTTGAAAGTGAGGGTTCTGCGTAATGAACTCTTGAACATAATCATCTACACTCAATAATTCGCCTTTAGAATTATATCTTGGTTGATTATTTTCTGCAAGTATTTCTACACGCCCATCTTCATTTAGTTTAACTTTGCCTTTGAGAAGGTTTGTTACTTGTTCTGGATTGATTGCTTTATTCTTAACTGCTGAATTTACTAAAGCGTCATTTACTTTTGTTTGCTCTAGTTGTTTTTGTAGTGCTGTTTTTTCTTCATTAAATTTATCAGCTTGTTGTTTTAATAAATCTTCAAATTCTCCACGCTGTTTTTTTCGTTCTACCTCTTGTTCTTCTTTTTCTTTTAAAGCTGTTTTAGCTACATCAAGATTATCTGTTCCAAGTTCTTTATATATCTTAGAGCGTTCTCTTGCTAATCTAGCTTTGATTGCGTCTTGTAATTGCTTTTCATTATATAAATTTTCTTCTACTTTAGTTTCTTCAACTGCTTCTACTGGTGCAGTTTCTTCAACCAGATCCGTTTTTTGCTCGTCAGCCATAGTCATCTCCTTGTTTAAAAAAAGTTATTATACCTCATCTTCTGCTTCTAACCAATTCCAATTTTTTTCTTTTTTGGCTATTTCTGGTAATCTCAAATGCAATGCTTCATCAAAAGAAGCAAAATATAATTTTTCTTCTATTGTTATTAATCTTCCTATTTCTCTAAATCTTTTATAATCTTCTAAATTAATTGTTTTTTTATCTAAAATTTCTTCTGCTTCATTTAAAATAACACTCATTTCATAACCTCACTTTCTAAAAATTCTATAAATCTTTTATCAACTAAGTCTAATTTACCCATATGATACAAACTAAAATTTTCAGTAAACCATTCTTTAGTATTTTTATCAGAATACCTAGAAGCACCTTTTCCTTTAGTTCTTAATTTAGATAATGCTTCTTCAACTGGCACTTTATGCTCATATCCAAATCCTCCAAAATCGGCTTTTCTCCATTCAACATTTTTCATTTGGTGTACTGTATGTCCAAATTCGTGATATAAAATTGATCTCATTCTATCAAATTCATTATCTTCATAATAAAAAGCATTATGTGGTCTTACCCAAGTTGATTTAATTGTTTTTCTTTCTTTTGAAACTGCATCTCCAAGTTTAAATTTATTTGCTAATTGAACTTCATTTTCATAATAGCCTGTACCTCTCATAACCTCTATATCTTCTGCTGGATTATTTTTATTAAAATATTTGTAATTAATTTTTAAATTACCATCTCCCATTGACATTATTGCACCCATTCTACCATTAATGTTTATGGAGCGTAATTTAGGAACATTATATAAAACAGCTAAATCATCTAATTCTTGCATTATAACAAGTAATTCTGTTGCAGTTTTATCGTCTAATTTTTCAATACCGATTATTTGTCCTATGTTGTCTGTATTAAATCTTGAAACGTGTCTATCTCTAACATCATCATAAGGGTATCTTTTATCTTTTGCATTTTTACTTATTTGTTTTTGTAATTCATTACCAACAACTGTATTTGGTAAAACCTTAATATCTTTTTCTTTTATTTTATTTTTAAGAGATGATTTATTAATTCCTTTTTCTTCTGTTTCTTCTGGAATTTCATCTTCTTCTACTTCAACAATAGGAATCCAAGTATGTCTGCATCTATATCCACCTCTAACAATAAAT